CAGGAAGCTAAATATAATGATGAACCTTTGAAATCACAAGATGAATATGGAACCGATGGAATTCAAGATCATGATCAAAAAATTTCTGGAGGTAATTTTTGGCATCACTTTGGTGGATCTCGAATGAGAAATAAAAGTTTAAAGAAATTCCAGAAAAAAAGGAAAAAATCAAGGAAATATCAGAGAGGGGGAATATCAGCGAGACCAGGAACATTATGTTTGAAATGTCCAAATATGGACTGTGGACCACCCTTTCATCCGATTTGGGGTGAGGAATATTGTAATAGAGATGAGAATAATTTAGAGGGAGGAATTAAAAACAAAAAGAAAAAGAATATGATGCGTAAAAAAATAAAGACTAAAAAGAAAAATAGAAAGCGACAAGATGGTGGAATATCGGCGAGACCAGGAACATTATGTTTGAAAAGTCCAAATATGGACTGTGGACCACCCTTTCATCCGATTTGGGGTGAGGAATATTGTAATAGAGATGTGAATAATTTAGAGGGAGGAATTAAAAACAAAAAGAAAAAGAATATGATGCGTAAAAAAGTAAAGACTAAAAAGAAAAATAGAAAACGACAAGATGGTGGAATATCGGCGAGACCAGGAACATTATGTTTGAAATGTCCAAATATGGACTGTGGACCCCCCTTTCATCCGATTTGGGGTGAGGAATATTGTAATAGAGATGTGAATAATTTAGAGGGAGGAATTAAAAACAAAAAGAAAAAGAATATGATGCGTAAAAAAATAAAGACTAAAAAGAAAAATAGAAAACGACAAGATGGTGGAATATCGGCAAGACCAGGAACATTATGTTTGAAATGTCCAAATATGGACTGTGGACCCCCCTTTCATCCGATTTGGGGTGAGGAATATTGTAATAAGAATTTGGATGTATAAGTTAAGTAACTAAGAATTCGGAATCTATAATGAAATACGAAAATGAATAATTATAATATTAGAATACATTAATTCAACGAAATATATTAAGATAGAAAATATATTATCTTCAATAAAATTGTAATGAAGCAGAGAAATGGATATATTATAAAGTTTAAGTAAAGAAATACATTTTATTTTATAGTAGATAAATGTGAATATGAAATATTTAATTATTTAAAGAAATGAAGATGTTAATAATTAATTATAAATAATGGGAGGAGAACAGTCAATTGTACAGGAAAATGAAAGTTTGGAATACAAAAATCTATTTAATATATTGAATATAATACCTGATACACCTGATTACAGAGATATTTGTTATAAATTAGGAAAAGATGAAGAAAATATTGAATTAAAAGAGGAAGTTGATTTAAGGAATAAGATATGTAAAAATAATTATTTAAGCAAGAGTTTTGGTAAAAGTATTGCGATAAATTTGTTTACACTCATTACATTTGATTTACAAAGAAAAGGTGAAGAAATGATGATACCATCTATAGAATTTATATTTTTGAATTCATTAAAGGAGGAATTCCATAGGGAGAGTGTAGAGGAAATAAGATTTCAAGATTGTAAAATATCTATAAGATCAAGTTTGAAGGCATTAGGTTCATTTGGAATATGTGAGGAAAAGCATTTCAATTCAACTATGAATAATAGGATGCCATCTAAAGTATGTTATGATTATGGTAAAAATTTTAATTTTAAATATGTGAGGATTGGAAAGGATGAGGAGATGATTAAAAAATTATTGAGTGAGGATAGATTAATATTAATAAATTTATCATTATATACTTCCTTTTTGAAGGATGTAGTAAAATCTGAAGGAAAGATAATTTTTCCTGATGAGTTTGATACAATTTTAGGTATGACTTCATGTATTATAGTAGGTTATGATAAAAATAAATTGATATTGCGATTTCCGTTTGGTGAAAATTGGGGAAAGGATGGATATGGGTTCATAGATTATGAATATTTAGAAAAGTTATGTAATGATTTATGGATAATAGAAATATTTGTAGATAAAAGAAATAAGTATGGTTTAAACTATAATAATAGAAGAAACGATTTTAAACAAGTGGAGAGAATGACGATGAGGTTAGATACGAGGAATGAAATTGAGAATAAAAATAATTTGAAAGAGCAGATGTTTAGAAATTCTGCATTTTAAATAGATTTAATTATTAATTTTTTTTTTGTTTGGAATAAATAGTAAAGTAGAAAATGAATACTATAAGTATTTTAGTAGCACGAAATGGTTTATTAAAATATATAACGATAAATATTTCGGAATTACCTTATGTAAAATTATTTAGAATGCCAAGAATAAAGGATTTAATTGATAGGGAAAATGGTAAAAATTTTAATTTATGTTTTGATTAAATGATAATAAGATTTAAAGATAAATTTAAATAAATTATATTTAATAATAAAATTGAAATTACTTAAAAATTAATTATGGAAGATAAATTAATTGTTAAATGAATTTAAATAACAATGATGTTAAGAAGACATTAGAAATATTTTACAACAGTGGAAAAATTAATGTAGAATATAAAGAAAAAAGAATTGTTGATTTATGTAAATTTTGTGATTCGGACAACTTAGTAAATGATGAAACAAATGGAATTAAAATATGTAAAGATTGTGGAAAAATAAATGATAAAATAATTGATTATGGTGCAGAATGGCGTTATTATGGTGTAGACGATAGTAAATCATCTGATCCTACTAGATGTGGTTTACCATGTAATTATTTATTACCTGAATCATCATTGGGAAGTGTCATAGGTTTATCGGGGAATGATAGTTTTGAAATGAGGAAAATAAGAAAATATCATACATGGAATGCGATGCCTTATAAAGAAAGAAGCTTGTATAGTGTTTTTGATATTTTGACAGTACGTGCAGTAAACAATGGAATCCCAGCATGTATTATAGAAGATGCAAAGCGAATGTATAAGACCTTATCAGAACAAAAAATATCTAGAGGTTCAACTCGTAAAGGTTTAATCGCTTCATGTATTTATATAGCATGTAAATTAAAAAAGGTTCCGAGAAGTGCAAAAGAGGTTGCTGAAATTTTTAAATTAAGTATAACAAGTATGACAAAAGGTTGTAAAAAATTTCAGGAAATAATGAATACAGTTAATAAAGGAAGTAATCTTGGATTAATTGCGACGCAACCAGATGATTTCATTAGAAGATTTTGTTCCAAATTGAATATTATTGATAATGCTTTAGAAATATGTAGACAAGTTGCACAAAATGCTGAGAAATATAATTTAGTATCGGAAAATACGCCACCATCAATAGCAGCAGGAAGTATATATTTAGTATCTGTTGTTTATGATATGAATGTTTCAAAGAAAAATATTTCGAAGGCATGTAAAATATCGGAAGTTACAATTAGTAAATGTTTCAAAAAACTAATTAAATATAAAAAACATATTATACCAAAAAATTTATCAATACATTAAAAAATCATTAGTTTTAAGTAAGAATATAAATTTAAGAATAATAAATTAAAAAAAAAAAAATTATCTAAAATATATTATAGTACTTAAATAGTAATATTTAATAATGGATAAATTAAGTATTAAAACCATGGCACGATTATTAAGATGTCCTTATCAAATGAAATGTAAAACGTGTAATTGTACATTCAAAGAAAGAATCGAAAAAGTTAATTATAAACCTTATACATTTGATGAGACATTTATGGAATCATTAGGATATCTAAATTATAAAAGAAAAAATTCCGAAATTGTAAAAATAAATACAAGAAAACCTGAATTATAAACTAATTACTATAATTTTTTTTTAAATTCTATATTTTAATAAAAAAAACAATAAGATTTTTATATTAATTTATATTAAGTGAATCTTGTTTTTATGTATTCATTCACCAATTATCTAAAAAATATTAAATTATTCAAAAAATATCAATTTAAAGTTATTATTTATAAATTATTACTTTTGTTTATATCATTTATTTTTTATGGACTCATTTATTTTTCTTTTCCAGACAGAGAATTTGGAGGCATATCTCTATTTCAAAACGAAATTAGACAAAAAGCAGTCCAAGATTATTTAAAATCAAGAAATAAAAAATATCAAGAAATTAATTCTGATGAACTTAAAAATATTTATACTAAAATTGAAGGAACTGGCGCATTTGATGTTCAATTACCACTAAGAGAAACTCTTTTCAATAGATTTTATTTTGCTATTGTTACTGGTACAACTCTTGGTTATGGTGATATCTATCCTGTTAGTTTTAAAGTTAAATCTGTTACTATTTTACAATTATTTACATCATTATGTATCCTCTTTTATTAAATTAAAAGCATCTTGAAGATCATTAATCAAATCTTGAGAATCTTCAATACCAACCGATAATCGAATTAAATTATCACTAATACCTAATTTTTCTCTTTCCTCTTTATTTATTGCTGCATGTGTCATTAATGAAGGTATTTCTACTAATGATTCTACTGCACCCAAACTTTCAGCTAATGTAAAATATTTTAAATTTTTAATAAATCTCATAGGATTTTTTTTAATAACAAATGAAACCATACCTCCATATCCTGACATCTGTTTTTTGGCAATTTCAAAATATTCATTATCTTCTAAACCTGGATAATAAACCTTGCTTACCATATTATTTATACTTAAGAATTTTGCAATTTTCATACCATTTTCATTATGTTTATTCATTCTTAATTCTAAGGTTTTAATTCCTCTTAATGCCATATAACAATCGATTGGACCAGGAATTGCTCCTTTAGAATTTTGAATGAATTTTAATTTATTAAAATACTTTTCATTATTTGTACATACAACACCTATTGTTAAATCACTATGTCCTCCCAAATATTTTGTTCCTGAATGTAAAATTATATCTACTCCTAATTTTATTAATTCTTGATTACATGGAGTTCCAAATGTATTATCCACAACAACTATACAATCTTTATTTACTTGATCCACAATATTTTTAATATCAGTTATTTTTAACAATGGATTCGTAGGTGTTTCAATCCAAATCATTGATATATCCTTTTCCATTTTTAAATCACTCTTATTTAAATCCATAAATTTTAAATCTAATCCCAATTTCTTTATTCCAATTTCAACTAAATATCTATGAGTTCCACCATATACATCATCAATACTTATAATCTTATCTCCTCTATCTAATATTCCAATTACCCCATCAATAGCAGAACTTCCAGAAGAAAATGCTACACCATATTTACAATTCTCTAAGCTTGCTACACATCTTTCAAATTTACCTCTAGTTGGATTTCCAGTGCGAGAATATTCAAATCCTCTTCCATAACTATTGGCATTTTCTATCCCAAATGGTATTCCTGCTTTCTCTTGAAAAAATGTCGATGATAAACATATATTTGGAATAATTGCTCCTGTCGTTTGATCTTTCTCTAATGTATCATGAACACATTTAGTTGCCAATTGAATTTTATTCATAATAAGAATATAATAAGTTTAATCCTTAAATCCTTATTATTAAAATAATAAAATATTGAAGCAATTTAAAATTTTAAAAATCTTTAATATAATGAATTCTTTTATTGAGATTTTATTAATCTTATGGATTGGTATTATTACAATCATATTATCTATTATTGTTTCTTGTTATCATACATATTTTGAGAAAAATCATAAAAACAAATGATGTGAAATTTACATTGTAGTTTTCAGGAAAGGTATTTTATCTGTTAATCTTGTTCTCCAAAGAATAAAAACAATTATAATCCATATCCCCATAGCAATAGCTATTGATTTCTTCTTTTCTATATCTTTTTTAATATAAATATAATAAAATAATAGTGTTACTGCTAATAATAAAGCACTAGTTATTGTCAAATTTGTTACATATTCTTTTGATTTTAATTTTCCATTTATAAATATTGTTGATGGTAACCCAATTGGTATACCAGCAATTAGTCCAGCCAATAATGGATCTACATAATTTCCTAATCCGGAAATAACAGCAACAAAAGTACCACCAATCATGAATTCTTTAAAAATTGTTAAAAAATCAATCATTTAATATATATTATTAATTAAAAAAAAAAAATCTAAGTATAATATTAAAAGATGGATAAAAAAAAAAAATATAAATCATCATCTTTTGATATTGAATCTTCTGATATTCTAAATGCATTAAAAATAACCTATAATAATCTTAAAAAAGATAAAACAGGCACAAATGCTCAATATATACCCGCCCTCAAATATGCAAATTCAGATATTTTCGGAATTACTATTGTCACAACTGATGGGAAAATTTATGAAATTGGTGATGCAGCAACCAAAATAGCTATAGAATCAATCGCTAAAGTTTTTACATTATGTTTAGCCTTAGAAGAACATGGGAAACAAAAAGTTATCGATAAAATTGGAGTCAGTCAAAGTTTTTTACCCTTCAACTCTATCCTTGCATCTGAAATAATGAAATCTTATACTATTAATCCTTTTGTTAATGCAGGAGCTATGGCTACCGCAAGTCTTATTGATGGACAAAATAAATTTGCTATATGGACGAAAATTTATTATTTAATGACGAAATTTGCAGGTCGAAGACTTGAAGTTAATGATGAAATCTATAATAGTGAATTAAAAACAAATACAACTAATAAAGCTTTAGCATATCTTCTTAAATCTCATGATCGATTTTATAATGATATTGATACTGTTCTAGATGTTTATACTCGTCAAGGATCTGTCATGGTATCCTCTACTGAACTAGCCACTATGGGATCCACTCTTGCTAACTGTGGAAGAAATCCTTATACTACTGAACAAGTCATTAGTAGTGAAAATGCAGCTTTTGTACTCGCTACAATGATGTCAGATGGTTTATATAATTACTCAGGAAGATGGACCACCTCGATTGGTATCCCAGGTAAAAGTGGTGTTGGTGGTGGAATTCTTGCTATTGTTCCTGGCAGATTTGCTATAGGTGTAACTTCGCCAAGATTGGATGAAAATGGAAATAGTTATCGAGGTGTAAAAGCATGTGAAATGTTATCAAATATATTAAACTTAAGTCTTTTTAAACCTAATATTATTTGTTCAGATACATATAGTAATTTTGATCGTAAAAATTTAATCCCCAATCTCCTAAAAAAATATGGTGCCGATGAAATCGAATCTGAAGAATTAAAAAGATATTATGATATTGATAAAGATCTCGTTAATGAAAAAAAAAATAAAAAAAATATATCACAAATACCCGTAATAAAACAAGTTATTACTAAAATTATAAAAAAA